GGGCGCCTGCCGCTCGTGCTGAACGCCGCGGGTGACGCCGCGGACCTGCTGTCCGTCGTCGTGACGAGCTTCAGTGGCACCGCGAACGTCAGCGCGAGCGTCACGTGGCGCGAGTTCAGGTGACCCCGACCGCCGTCATGCTCAGCCACGTCACGCGAGCGAACAGTGTGCGCGAACGCAGCCTCCAACAGCTCGCCACCGCCGGCATCACACCCACCGTCATCGAGAGCACCGTCACCACGCCAGGCGACACCGAAGTGAAACGGCAGGCATGGCACGCGCTCTCGCTCGGTGCGGACAACCCCCACGGCGTCATGTTCTTCGAGGACGACATCCTCGTCGACGCCCACCGCATGCTCTGGTTCCTCACCGGCCCAGTACCCACGCACGACCTCGTCGCGCTGTGCCTCCTGCGCCTCAAGCTGTACCCACTCGAAGCCGTGCGCGTGATGGCCGGCCGCGTGCCCACCACCACGAGCATCATACCGATCGAGCGCGAAGCGTTCCGCTCCGATCGCGGTTTCCACGGCACGATGGGCATCTGGTTGTCCGCGCAGTTGGTCGCGACCGCGCTCGCCAACAAGAACGAGTTCATGCTCGACGACGGCGGGTTGCTCAGTGAGCCCGTCACGCCCAGCGAGATGGCGCGCGGGAAGCCGTGCGGCTTCGACTTCTGGCTGAAGGATCGCGCGCAGCGCCCCGCGGTGCTGTTCCCGAACGCGATCGATCACCAGCCAGCCGTGCGAAGCACGATCAGTGGGAGCGTGCGGACGATTCAGTCGCCGGCGTTCGGTTTGCCGAGCGTGGGGATCGCGTGAAGCCCGTCACGGTCATGATCTCCTGCGTGCAACGCACCGCAGGGCGCGCCCTGACCATCCCGCAACTCACCGCCGCAGGGTACCCACCCAGGGTATTCCTCAGCCCGTGCGACCCAGCCGGCCCCGAAGGCAACCTCAGCGTCAGCCTGCAAGCCGTCGAGTGGGCAGCGACTATGAACGCACCCATGCTGTTCGTCGAGGACGACATCGACCTTGCACCCGACTTCCCGTGGCACGTTCAACGCGCGATCGAGCTCGACGCGGTGACGTACCTGTACCTCAACGACTCACCGAAGCGCCTCCGCGCGCACTTCGGTGACCAGCTCGCGCACAGGATCCTCGCTGGCGAGCAGATCGACAGACGCGAGTACGAGATCCAGAAGCGATTCGCGCTGTTCGGCACGCAGTGCGTCGTCATCCCCCAGCGCCTCGTGCCCGACATGGTCGGCGTGCTACGCGAACCACGCGAAGGCTCCCCGTCACCGTGGGATGGGCGCCTGCACCTGTGGGCGAAAGCGCACCCGGAAGAGCGCGTGTTCGTGATGATGCCGCATCCCGTGCAGCATCGAGAGGACAGAACCGGTCGTGGGCCTGCGCGTCATCCCATGCGTAGCCTCAGTTTCGGTTTGGCAGCGGAACCGCTAGTGTATGCCTAAGCGTCAGCGGCGCGAGATTCGATAGGGAGGACTGTTCGTGACGAGCATCCAGAAGGCATGGCAGGGAACGGCAACCGCCACGGGCGTCGTGCCCCTCACGCAGCTCGGGCAACCCGCGCACCTGCGGCCCAGCGCCACCCCCGGCGGCAACGCCGCAGGTAACGACCAGCGCCTCGACGACGTCAACCACGCGTTCGTGGCTGACACGCCCGTCAAGACGCTGCACGTCAAGTTCCTCGGCAGCAACGGCAGCGTCACGTTCCAAGGCTGCGATGGTGACCCGAGCGTCGCCGCGAACTGGTACGCGATCGGCAGCGCCGTCACCGCCAGCGGCGCCGCATCCGACAACAACGCGCGCCGGTACGTGCGCGCGAACCTCACGAACGCCGGTGACGCGGGCGTCAGCGTCTACCTGAGCGCGAGCAGCGGATGAACCCAGCTGCCGCCGTCATCACCCTGACCGGGTACGCGCCGACCATCATCGCGCCGCTGTACCCGTCAACCGGCAGCGTCGAGGTCACCGGCGTCGCGCCCACCCTGACGGCCGGCACGGATCGGTTCTTCTACCCCGCCACCGCTGGCGTCACCGTCACCGGTCGCGCACCCACCGCGCTGCAGTACAACGAAGCCGTCATCAACTTCACGCGCGTCACCGTGCGGCCCGCACTCGAAGGGCGAGTCAGGATCAACCGTGGCTAGCGGCGACCTGTACGTCGGGAACGACACCATCGTCGAGCTCACCGGCCTCACGAACAGCGCCACCGGCGCCACCGTGAACAGCGCCTCAGCGAGCATCACCCTCGTGGACGAGAACGACGCGCCCGTCGACGGCATGACCTTCCCGCAAGCCATGACCGCGCTCGGGAACGGCGCGTACTCCGCGACCCTGCAAGACACCCTGGATCTCACGCCAGGACTGAACTACCGCCTGTACGTCGACGTCAACGCCGGCAGCGGACTGGCTGCCAGTTTCGCGCTCGTCCTACGAGCCAGAGAGAGGATCTGACATGGCAGCCGGAGCCGTAACCATCCCCGCAGGCAACCTCGAGAAGTTCTTCGATGGCACGATCGACCTGGACACGGACGACCTGAAGGTCGCGCTGTTCAACTCGTCGTTCTCGACCGCCACGACCGCGTACTCGACCACCAACGAGCTCGCGACCGCGAACGGGTACACGCAGGGCGGCGCGACACTCGCGAACGTCACGCTCGCGGAAGCCGCCGGCACCGTCACGCTCGACGCGGACGACACCACCTGGACAGCCGCCTCGGGCGACATTGTCGCGCGGTACGCGGTCATCTACGACGACACCGACGTCGGCAAGACGATCATCGGCTACGTCCTCCTCGACACCACGCCCGCCGACGTCACGGTCACGGACGGCAACGACTTCACCATCGTGTGGGCCGCGACCGGCATCCTGACCGCCACGCAAGCCTGATAGGGTACGCGCATGGATCAGATGGCGTTCCCGCCTGACCTGCCGCCGATGGACGACTTCCCAGCGGCACCGCTCGAGGAAGGCTTCGTCGAGCCGGAAGGCGCGTCATCTGGCGCTCCCATCGACGAACGCTTCACGGACGAGCTCCTCGGGAAGTTCCGCACCGACCTGCATCGCGACCTGGACGCCGCCCGCGGCGCGAAGGTCGCGATCGATGAGCGCACCGAGCGGTACCGCTCCTACATGGCGCTCGATCGACCGCCACCCGCGTACGAGGGCGCCCCGAACCACGTTGTGCCGTACATCCGCGCGAAGGTGAAGGGCGCCACCGCGCAGTTCCGCGGCGCCCTCGATCTCGACCCGTTCTTCATCGCCAGCCCCTACACGGAAGAAGCAGCGCAGAACCAGCCCGTGTGGGAAGTGCTGATGGAACGCGAGCTCGACCGCAGCGACAGCCAACGCCAGATCTTCCTCGGCATCGAGGAGTCCTGCGTCACCGGCACCGGCGTCATCCAGCTCGGCGTCACGCAACCGTTCGACGAGCCACTCGTGTACCACAAGAGCGTCCGCCTCGAGGACTTCTTCGTCGCGCCCGCCGGCGTTGAGGACATCAGTCGCGTGTCGACCTTCTACCGCTTCTACGAGCCGTGGCACATCATCCACCGCCGCGTTCGCGAAGGCGAGTACGACGAGATCGCGATGGATCGCGTGCGCCCGCAGCAGCAAGCGAACGTGTCGTACGACGAGAAGCAGGACAGCTCGCGCGTGTACACGTACCAGAACGACAACCAGCTGCACGAGCTGTGGGAGTGCTACTACCGCTGGGGTGACGAGGAAGCCGGCCTGCCGCACACGCTGTGGCGCGCGGTGTACCACGTCGGCAGCACCACGCTCCTGCGGCTCGAGGAAAGCCCGTTCATCGAAGCGTTCGATGCGCCGCCGTACGCGCCGATCCGACCGATGCCGCGCATCGGGTACTTCTTCGGGGAGTCGTACGCGCAACCGCTCGAAGGCATCCAGAACGTCATGGACTTCACGTACAACGCGGCGCTGGCGTACATGCAGTACGCGATCACGCCGCACGTGTTCGTCGACGAGGACTCCCCCGCGTACGAGCTCCTCACCCGGCAGGGCATGGCGCCCGGCAAGGTGACCCCCGTCCGCGGCGTGCCACGCGACCAGATGGAAACGTACGCGCCGCCACCCCCCACGAACGCATGGCAGATGCTCGAAGCCATCCGCGCGCTCGGGGATGACGCCAGCTTCCATGACCTGCAACTGAACGGCATCCCCACCAACACCGTCCGATCGGCGACGGAGATCAACGCGCTCAGCAACGCCGGCCAGAAGAAGCTGGCGCAGGACTTGAGCAACATCAGTCACGACCTCAGCGCGCTGGCGCGCATGACGTGGGCGCTCATCTTCCACTTCAAGATCGAACCGAAGGGCGTGCAACCCGTCTTCCAGGGCAGCAAGCAGTACGTCATCGCCAGCCAGGAGATCGACCAGGATCAGATCCTCGCTGACCTGCTGGAGTTCCAAGGCATGAAGAGCGGCGTGCAGTTCTCGCCCGAGGAGCAGAGCGTCCTGATGGACGCCATGCGGCAGCAGATGCAGGGCGGCTCGCAGCTGTTCATCAGCACCGCGAAGCGTGACGACATGGAGTGGCGCCCGAACGGCGCGCAGCTCATCGCGGACAAGGTCGTTCGCGCCGGGAAGCTCGAGCGCCTCATCGCCGGCCTCATGCCGGTGCTTCCGCTCGCTCGGCAGGATCGCGCCGCGTGGCACCTCCTGAAGGGCTACCTGCAGGCGCTCGACATCCACAACTGGGAGGACTACATGCCGCCCGAGCCGCCTGAGGGCGTCGCGGACGCGCAGCAGTTCCAGCAGTTCGCTGAGCAGATGAGCACCACCAAGCAGGGCGGCGGGGTTGGATGAGCGATCGGCCCCTCGCGAACCTCACGGGCACCGCGCTGTCTTCGCTGGCGCGCGAGCTCGAGGAGCGCATTCGCCGCACCGACGCGGACCTCGGCCAGCTCGCCATGCGTGACGATCCGCGGCCGGGGCACTACGAGAGCATCTTGCGCCTTGGCGGAGCACGGAAGGCGTACGGTGACTTGCTCTCGTTCACGAGGGCACTCCTGAAGGAGGAGCAGCATGTCTGACGAGCACGTCAACGACCAGCACGTCGAGGATCAGGAGGAGCTCGAGGAGCTTCACGAGGAACTCCTGACCGACGAGCAGCCGCAGGCGGCAGCGGACGCTGACCGCACCGACTGGAAGGCGAAGGCGATCGAGGCGGAAACGCGTCTTCGCATGCTGCAGGAGCAACGCGAGCAGACCCCGGAGCCGGTCACGCAGGCGCAACGCGACGAGGTCGCGGAGATCGAAGCGCAGATCGAGGAGATCGAAGCGAGCCTGCCGGAAGCGAAGGACGAGAAGAGCTTCTGGGCGCGCATGCAGGGGTACGAGAAGCTCAACAAACTCAACCGCGAGCTGTCCCGCGCCGTGAAGCGCAGCAGCGACACGGCGTTCGCGAACATGCAGAGCGGCAGTGTCGTGCAGCAGTTCAAGAGCCGGTACGCCAACGATCCCGTGTTCAAGCAGATCGAGGGCGCGTGGGATACGTGGGTGCAGCAGCTCGAGCCGAACCTCCGCACGAACCTCGGCATGCTGGAGCTCCTGCGGAAGAACCTGGCGTTCGATTACATCCAGCAGAACGGAGGGCGCGTGCCACAGCAGAAGAAGAGCGCGCCGGCGCCGAGCGCGCCGAGCGGAGCGTTCACGCCTCAGCAGCAGGCGGCAGCGAAGAGTCAGAAGGGTCAGCCGGCGTTCAAGACCGAAGCCGAGCAGCGCGTGGCGGAGTTCTACGGCATGACGGCGGAGGACTACTACGCGCCTCGGAACAACGAGGTCGGACCCGACACTGAAGGCAACGGCATCCAGATCATGGATGTGCCGGCTGGCTCGCGCCGTACGCGGCGAAGCTGAGGAGGAAGAGCATGGCGACGAGACGAACCGCTGCGGAGGAGCCGAAGCCTACGGCTGAGGAACTCGCGACCGGCAGCATCAGCAAGATCGATCCCCGCGACGAGGTACTGAACCAGTACCGCTCGTTCACTGGCAGCGGCAGTCGGCAGGACACGCCGGCGCACGATCTGCACATGCGCGTCGGTAACGTGCCGGCCGAGCGGGTCGTGACGTGGGTGACGGATCCGAGAATCGACAACGGGCGCGCGATCGCCATCTGGCGATCCCTCGGCTTCCGCCTGGTGGAGATGGACGAGGTGTCCAACGATCCGAACATCGACGAGAAGCTCTTCTGCCGGTACTTCGAGGAGGGGCCGAACAAGAGCGTCGCGATGGGCGGCGGCGTTCTCATGATCGGGTACCGCCAGTACCGCGAGGAACGGAAGCAGAGCGAGCGGGATGCGGCTCGCGCCCAGGTTGCCCAGCAGCAGGAGAAGATGGATTCTATGGGCATCAGGCACGGGGGCCAGATCTCCCGCGGTGGCCTGACGGAGGTGTAAACGATGGCAGTGCGGTTCCATACCGCCACCAATGTCCACGGGCCGGTCGCAGTCGATTCTTCGGCTACGATCGCGCGCAACGCCGTGGTGCAGGTGGTCAGCGGCGTAGTCGTGGCCATGACGGACGGTGCGAATGCCAATCTCGCCGTCGCGCTCGACAAGTTCCCCGACGCGGAGTACGAGGAAGGCAGCACCAGCAAGGCTGAGGTGCAGCTCTCCCTTCTCGGCGAGGACACGGAAGTCGAGCTTCCCTTCGTCACGACCGATACGGGCGGCATCGTCCAAGCGAACATCGGCGCGGCCAGCGCGTACAGGCTGACTGCCGCCGGCGTCGTCAACCTCGAGTCCACCACCAACGGTGTGTTCACCATCCGTCGCCTCGGCTACGGGTCGGCTCTGGGCGACCTGACCGGCACCGTCGTGGGCGTCGTGAGCGACGCCGCGGCGTTCTGAGGAGACTGAGATGGCATCTGTGATCAGCCAAACCTTCGACGCCAAGCTCCACCGGGCTGCGTGGTCGAAGATCAGCCGCGAGGGCTTCGAGACGATCCCCAAGGTTCACTCGAGCTACCTCAACGTCGAGCCGTCCAACAACGCGCTCGAGACGGACATCATCTACAGCGGCCTCGGCGCGGTGCCGAAGGTCGCCAGCGACGTCGTCCAGACTCCCCTGGTCGACTTCAAGATCTCGCCCAAGGTCGTGTACCGGCACAACGAGTACCGGTACCAGTACGTCTACACGAAGGTGGCGGCGGACGACGACCAGTACGGCCTGGTGACGGACGTCATCGGCACGATGGGTGAGGGCGCCGCCTTCACGATGGAGACGGTCGCCGCCGAGATCCTCAACCTCGGCACGGACGCCACCGCCTACGCGACGTGGGACGGCAAGGCGATCTTCGCCACCGACCACGAGCTCGTCGGCAGCTCGACGACGTACAGCAACCGCGTCACGGCTTCCGGGCCGACGTACGCGCTGCTGCAGGTGATCTACTCGTACTTCCGGCGCGTCCTGAACGACCAGGGCTTCTGGACGCCGGTCGAGATCGAGTCGATCCAGGTCAGCCCCGAGACGGCGCCCCTGTGGCGGCAGCTGCTCGCCAGCAACTCCGCGTACGCGACCCTCGCGTACACCGGTGGTGTCGGTGGCGCCGCGGCCTACACGGCGACCACCAACACGAACTCCGGCATCGGCGCGGTCTACGCCGGCCTCGGCCTCACCGCCGACAAGGTCGTCGAGAACGTGTACCTCACCGGCACGGACGACGCGTTCGTGATCGGCGTCGGCAAGAAGGCGTACGCGTACATTCGCGAGGCGCCGAACACCGACACGTACAACATCAACGACCCCAAGGCGATGGCGCACCGCATTCAGATGCGCTTCAGCCAGGGCGTCACCGATGCGCGTCGGATGCTGTACATCCCCGGCAGCTGATCGGGGAGAGGCACCCTAACGACGAGGGGGTCGGCCGGCGTGGCCGGCCCCCTTCTGCATGAGGAGGCACTGTGACGTTCGGGCAGGCTCGCACGATCCTCAGGAACGACATCCTCGCGGAACTCAGCACAGAGTTCTTCGGCGAGGAGGAGCTCCTGCGGTACCTGCTGGAGTCCGCGCGTGAGCTCGCTCAGGCGCATCAGTTCCCTACGGAGATCGGTACGGCAGCGATCGTGGAGGGTGACACGACGTTCACTCCGGTGGTGGGCAGCGCGACGTTGTCCATCAACGAGGCGGCATTCAACGGCTTCGAGCTGAAGCTCGTGCCGCTCGCGACGGTGCTGCAGTACCTCGAGCTTCGGGAGGGCGTGCGGCGCATCGCGCCGAACCCGCGGTACTACTCGTTTGATCCGCGTCGCGGTGGGGATGTGCGTTTCGCGCCGCCGGCGCCGCGGGATGGGACGATCACGTACGAGGTGGTCGTCGAGTACGACACGGATGTGCTGGGCGCGGATGATGACATCTGGGATGGCTTGTTCCCCAGCTGGCATTACCTTGTGATTCACCGGGCGGCAGCGAAGGCGTTCGATGCGAGCATGGAGCAGGAGCGCGCGTCGTACCATCTGCAGAGGATGATGGCGATGCAGCAGGAGTTCAGTGCGTACCTGAAGCGCACACCGCTCGCGGACATCGTGATGGCGGGCGGCGGGGGGCAACCCAGTGACGGCGGGTAATCTGATCGATCTCACGCGCACGCTGTCGGGCATGCCGGACGTTCCGCCCGCGCATCTGCTGACGCTCTTGAACACCGTCAACGACGAGGTCAGCCGCGACGTTGGCGTGCCGATCGGCACGGTCGACTTCATGAACCTCACGACCGTCAGCCAGCTGCAGATTCCCGCGAACGGTCGCGAGGAGGGCCTGCTGGCCGTCTACCGCCTGACGGTGGATGACGAGGGTGCGGTGACGCAGTCGCGTCAGATGCCGCTGTTCTCGTTCCAGCAGGCGAGCGAGTACGAGCCGCAGTGGACGATCGAGGAGCCCGCCGAGCAGGCGCGGTTCATCGTGTACGACCCGGCGCAGCTGTACAACAACCCGATGCCGGTGCCGGCGCCGAGCGTGACGTACCCGCACTCGTACCGGTTGGTGTACCGCGTGCATCCGTGCGAGATGGAGACGCTGGCGGATCAGCCGTTGGATGGGAAGTACCCGAGCTTCCATGACGTGCTCGCGTACCGCGCGGCGTACTTGCTGACGCGGGATCAGAACCTGTACCGGGAGTACGAGATGAAGGTGCGTCGCGCTCGCGCGTCGACGGTGCAGACGGGCCGGCTGGTGTTCAACCCGATGTGGTCGACGACCGGCGCGTGGAGGGGCGGGCGATGATCCCAGAGCTGGACGAGTTCATGGAGTTCCTGCAGCAGAAGTACGGGTCGGGTGAGCGGCCGATCTCGAGTCGGGAGCCGATCACGGTGAAGATCCCGATCTTCCAGCAGGGTGCGGTGAAGCGCGCTCCGCAGATGCCTGACCTGGGTGGCTTGTCCGGCTTGGCTGGGTTGATGGGTGACGGTGGGATGCCGATGCCGGGGATGGGCATGGCTCCGCAGGCGCCTGAGGCGCCGGTGGATCCGATGATGGATCCGATGATGGCGGGTATGGATCCGCGGATGGTCTGACGTGGAGCGAGCTCGGATCGAGCAGTTCGGTGGGATGCAGCGGAATCCTGTGGAGGGACTGAAGCAGGGTCCGTCGCTGTTGCGGAACTTGTGCTTCGATCGGGCGGGTGGGTACCTGCCGTTCGCTGTTGCGCCGGCGCAATCGTTTCTGAGCCTCTC